AGATACTGTAGTAGTGTGCTGGACCAATGTCATGCGAGAAGATCGTTACACTGATCGTTGGCAGACTTTAGGCAACATAACTACCTGTCCAATATATGACCCAAAGTATGTTCGAGATGCTATTACTGAAAGAGGATGTTTGATACGCGACATTGCCATGATCAAGGCCACTAGTAGTTTTTTAAATAACTGTGCTGGTGTTACCTCAAAGTTTTTGGCCATGTGTGACATAATGAATCCAAAACAATTTGACTATTCACCAGGAGACCAAGATATTTTTGATTTGTATCAACCCGTTCTAAATAACATCATGCCCAGTTATCAAGCAGTGCTGTACCCCACAGGATGGAAACACAGTGATGACCCACACCCTACCCCTGCGGAGCATTTGGCCTATTTAGATGCAGTATTGCCAGGTTGGGTGACAAAAGACGAAACTCGTGTTAAAATAGCACAAGAAAGCGTCAATCTAAATAAACACCGTACAGGAATGTCAAAGGTAACAAGATTATGAAATTAAAAGTATCAGAATTATTTTATTCAGCACAAGGTGAAGGACGCTATGTTGGCGTGCCTTCAATCTTTTTACGCATGTTTGGTTGTAACTTTACCTGTTCAGGGTTTGGTTGCAAGCCTGGCGAGAAAAGTACAGAAGCAGACGAAGTGGCCAAGACTGTGGAGTTGTACAAAACATTTGAAGAACTTCCCTTGGTAAGTACAGGCTGTGACAGCTATGCATCATGGCATCCAGACTTCAAACACTTGAGTCCCACATACACAGTGGAACAACTGGTGGACAAAATGACCGCGTTACTACCCCGTGGTAACTGGCTGCAACCCAACGGTAATCCTGTACATTTGGTGATCACAGGTGGCGAACCGTTGTTGGGTTGGCAACGTGCCTATCCAGAACTGTTGGATGTATTGCACGAACGTGGACTGCGACACATCACATTTGAAACCAATGGCACCCAAGACTTGACTCGAGAGTTTAAAGATTACTTGCGCAATTGGTTTGGTGAGATCACATTCAGTGTCAGTCCCAAACTGAGTGTGTCAGGAGAGTCTTGGGAGGATGCCATCAAGCCTGATGTGATATGGGACTATGAAACATACGGTGTGACATATCTCAAGTTTGTGGTAGAAAAAGTTGAAGACTTTGATGAGCTGGACCGTGCAGTGGATGAATATAGACTGCGTGAGTTTGGTGGTCCTGTGTTTGTGATGCCGGTGGGTGGTGTGGTGTCAGTGTACGATGGCAACAGGATCAATGTTGCCGACGAAGCATTAAAACGTGGCTACTGGTACAGCCCACGATTACACGTTGACCTTTGGGGCAATGGGTGGGGTAAATGATACTAGATGGAGCATTTGAAATGTGGGATTGGTTAACAAAAAAGAAAACGCCTCCTGTGAAAGAGACAAAAGAAAAAGTTATTCGTGTGCCTCGAGCACCTGAAAAAACTGCCAAACAGATTGCCACAGAGAACAACGAACCTTATGTGGCTATTGTTACCATGGACATTGATCCCAACAACTTGCATCAAGGTGCATTTGAACTGGACTGGAATGAGATATTCATTGCCAGACTGGTCAAGGCCGGCTACATGATGAAGCCCACAGACGCAGACTCAGACATTGTGGATCGTTGGTTCCAGAATGTGTGCAGACATGTTGTGATGGAAACATGGGAACAAGATCAAGCCATGCGCAATTCAGCGAATGGTTATGTACACACCCGAGACATTGGTGACGGGCGCACAGAAATCAGTTAAGGATATTGATATGATAGATGGAAGACGTGTGGGCTTTACTGCCTCAACATTTGATTTGTTGCATGCTGGACACATCGCCATGTTGCGTGAAGCCAAAGAAGAATGCGACTACTTGATTTGCGCATTGCAAAATGACCCCACCCTGGATCGACCCAACAAGAATCGACCAGTGCAAAGCATTGTGGAACGACAACTGCAACTGATTGGTTGCAAGTATGTGGACGAAGTTTGGGTGTACAACACAGAAAAAGATCTAGAAGACCTGTTGTTGATCCTGCCCATTGATGTGCGCATCTTGGGTGTGGAATATGAAGGCCGGGAATTTACCGGTCGTGAAATTTGTCACAAACGTGATATTGAATTACATTTTAACGGTCGTGATCATTCATTCAGCAGCAGTGAACTGCGCCAACGTGTGGTACAAGCCGAATCTCTGAAAAAGAAACTGGAAGCATGGGAACCAACTGGTGCAGATGACACAGGTGGGCCAAGTCCACGATGATACTGTATGTAAATGGGGATAGTCATACTGCGGCTGCTGAAGCAGTGACCCCACATTGTTTTGCCGAAGATGACGGTGACTTATATTTGTTGGGACGACGTCCTCATCCGGCTAATCTAGCAGTAAGTTGGGGACAACACCTAGCCAAATTGATCAACGCTGAATTTTATTGTGATGCAGAGTCAGCAGCCAGCAATGCCAGAATTATGCGCACCACACGCGATTGGATCCGTAAAAATTACAATCGGTTGGATCGAACTATCATGGTCATTCAATGGTCAACTTGGGAACGAGAAGAGTGGGTATACGAAGGTCAATATTGGCAAGTCAATGCATCCGGCATTGACCATGTGCCTAAATCGTTGCAAGATCGGTACAAACAGTTTGTTGCCAGTATAAATTGGGAACGTTGTACAGAACAAGCGCATAGAGAGATTTGGCAATTTCATCGAGAATTAGCGTCCAAAAACATTCAACACGTTTTCTTCAATGGAAACAACCATTTTGCATCTGTACCGTGGCATCCAGATTGGAACAACAGTTACATGGATCCATACAACTCCCAAATGACCTATAGCAACTTGCTCAAAACGGCAGGATTTTCAACAGTAAACCCACAAAGTTGGCATTTTGGTCCAGATGCCCATAGCTATTGGGCCAATTATGTGTTACAATACATCAAACAAAACAACTTGGTGAACACAAATGCGCTACCTACTGATTGATACTAGCAACATGTTTTTCCGTGCCCGGCACCAAGCACATCGTGCTGCAGACACATGGACCAAACTGGGCTTTGCTCTGCATCTTACACTAATGAGCGCAAACAAAGTAGCACGTGACTTGGGTGCTGATCATGTGGTATTCGCACTGGAAGGGCGTAGCTGGCGCAAAGATCACTACAAACCCTACAAAGCAAACCGCGCAGTGGCACGTGGACAAATGAGTGAATCAGAAGCAGAAGAGGACAAGCTGTTCTGGGAGACGTATGATGAGTTGACTAAATACTTGTCTACAAAGACCAACTGTAGTGTGATACGTTGTGCCACAGCAGAAGCAGATGATATCATTGCACGTTGGATTGCACTACACCCCCAAGACGAACACGTTATTGTCAGTTCAGATTCTGACTTTGTGCAGTTGATTGCACCCAATGTAAAATTGTACAATGGCATCAACGATCACTTGTTCAGTACCACGGGTGTCACAGACGCAAAAGGCAAAAACTTGGCATTTACCATTGAGAGCAACTCAAAGATCAAGGTTGGCAAACCTGATGCCAACTTTGTGCCACCTGTGGATTATCAAAAGTGGGTGCTGTTCTTGAAGTGCATGCGTGGCGACCCCGGTGACAATGTGTTCTCTGCGTACCCTGGTGTGCGGGTGAAAGGCACAAAGAATCAAGTGGGACTCACAGAAGCATTTGAAGATCGTGATCGACGTGGCTACGCTTGGAACAATCTCATGTTGCAACGTTGGATGGACCATGAGCAAACAGAACGCAAGGTGTTGGATGACTATGAACGCAACCGTACCTTGATTGATCTTACTGCACAGCCTGATGCGATCAAAGCTGTAGTAGACGAAGCCATACGTGAGCAGATTAGCCATCGGGATGTGGGCATGGTAGGTGCGCAATTTTTAAGATTCTGTGGCAAATATGAACTCACCAAACTCAGTGACTATGCAGATGCCATCAGTCGCTGGTTGAACGAAACATACAAAGGAGTATTGGATGATCGAAGCAAAACCCATAGTGGATAAAAAGTATTGGATCTTGAAACAAGATGATCGCAAGATTGGCGTGGTAGAAGCCGAAGCTGATGGCTACACTGTGCGCATCAATGATCAAGTGGGACGGTTCAAAACCATTCCCATGGTGCGTAAAAAGGCCAACATTGAGTTCTCGCCACCTGAGAAAATCACAAAGCCGGCACCAGATCAGGTGCATGGATTCGAAACAGGATGCAGAGCATTCAATCCCATGTGGGATGTCAAGCATAAGTTACCATTGTTCACCAAAGAAAACAAATCAAAATCATGGTATGCCGCAGGTTGGTATGCTGTGAAACAACATCGCAGTTGGAAACTGCTTCGCAACCCAAAGTTAATTGTGTTGGAACGTTATCAATATCAAGGTCCATTTCATACTCAGGAGGCAGCACGTGACAAATCCCTTTCGTGATCAAGAAAAATTCATGCGAGCATGCGACCAGTCAGTGGACGCAATGAATGAATCGCAATACACTATGTACAAGAATTTGATTGAAGAAGAATTCCGCGAACTTCAAGAAGCACATGACATGGAGGCAGAACTGGATGCACTAATTGACATCCTTGTTGTGACCGTTGGTGCCATTCATTCAGCAGGGTTTGATGCTGAAGGTGCCTGGAAAGAAGTCATGAGCACTAACTTTGCCAAGATTGATCGTGAAACTGGCAAGGTGCGCAAACGTGAAGATGGCAAAGTATTGAAACCTACAGGATGGACTGCGCCTAATTTGGTGCCATTCCTGAAAAAATGAAAACACGCGACCAAATCATTACCTCAATGTGCTATACCTGGCGGCATGATTATGGACTTGACAAACAAGAACATGATGGGCCAGGTGGCCTGATCAGTGCTGGCTTGACTGATGCCGAACGCAAACTGTTATGGCGCCAGATGGCACAGATCTTTGACAATGACATTGCACCACACATGGAGTTCCGATTATGAGCATGCACATACACAGATTTGTAGATAATGTAAAGGCGCACGAAGCACGTGGGCAAAAAGATTTCTCCATGCCCATGCGTGATGCAAAAGACTTACACGCAGATATCACTAAACTGTTGATTACATTGGAACAAATGCGAGCACAGCAGGCACGTGGTGCAGAAGTTGTGGAAGTGCAGATCACTGGAGGTAGTTTTAAATCTGCATAGTTATTGGCATAAATAAACATGGAGTTTAATATGTCAAGACCAAAGCCAACAGTGCTAATCGAGCACACCAACAAGCAAACCTACAAGACAGAACAAGTGCTGGCCTCAGAAGGTGTGTGGGCTGTGTTTTTTGACTCAAAGCCTATCAATCTAAAAACCAGCAACTTGCTCACACAGTTTCCTGGACCCAAATATAAAAAGGTATCGTTCTCCAACCCGGGACATGCTATCAACTTGGCCAGAAAACTCAACACACAATTCCGAACAGACAAGTTTTCAGTTGTGCTGTTAACTCAAGGGGATAAGATCTATCCCAATGCTCAATAAACTTACCCTTACTCAGGAACTGATAACACGCTACCCTGATGCGCCACCTCTTGACGAAGCTATGCGTACCTGGTGGCAAAACATCCAAGATGATGGTGGCTTGAGACTCACATACGAAGGCTTCTATGTGTTTGAGAACTTGCTAGAACTCAGTAGTTACACATTTGATTTGCCAGAGAAGTTGTTGACTCCCAAGAACTTGCTGGCCATGGATCGCCACATGACCTGTCCTTACTACATGGTCAACAACCGCAAACTAAACAAACTGGTGATGTTTGGCAGCCGAGAAGCCATGATGGCAACCCTGCACGGAGATATGCAGAGATTTATCACCAGTTTAAGTTACTGACATCACGCTGGAATCGCATTTCCATCACGGTGGAATAATCATCCAACAAAAATTCACGTTGAGCACGTAGTCGTTCACGATATGGTTCTAAATCTATTCGTCCTTGTATTAGATCCTGATTCAACAGCACAGCTTGTTCTGCTCGTACATCATTGGGCATGCTGTCGTAACTGACATCTACCAGCTCTGTAAACATGTCAAAGCCCAGTTCTTCACAGTGCTTGACAATACCTGCATGTCCTACCACAATGGGTATTTGTTCAGCGGCCATGGCCAAGAATGTTTTTTCTGATATAATTCCTGGTGCAGTGGCATACTCTGTTTCTGTCACAATGTTCACAGCACAAGTGCTGTATATGTAATCTAAGTTTATGAAGTTGTCAACATTATTGTAGGTATATTGGGTGTAGTCGTAGTTGGGCAACGGTATACGATCATGATAACTCAACACACCATCTGACCAGCCTTGTAGTATTTGCATGACTCTGTTTCTGTGATCACACATGCGTCCATTCAGACACTGCCATGCCTGTGTCTTGGGTTGATACACAATGTGTTGCCATTCTGGCCAGCGTTGGTATAGGTTGTTGGCAAGATCATAGTTGTGATTGCTGAACTCAACTAATTGAATCGGTCCTGAGTATACTCGATCTAGACCGTGATTCCAGTAGGTGACCACAACACGGTCAGCACGAGATCCATACCGCTGTTCTATCTGTTCAAGTTCCAGCACACGCCCATCCTGTATGTTTACCAAGTCCTGAAAATGCAACAACAAGACGTCTGTATCAAAGTCGGGCAGGCGCAGATTCCACCCTGTTTGCAGTGAGCGGCCACCATCAAAGCAGTTGTAAACTGGGGTGAAACTTTTACCTAGTTTTGTGAATTGTTGGTCAAATAAAACACTGTAATCCATGGCGTATTTACAACAGTCAAAAGGTAGTACTTTTGTAGTACTACATTTCGGTTGACCGAATATGCCCGAAATGCTATAATACACACATGATAAGAAAGAAACGCACTGATCGAACCCACATTGTGTACACAATCCAAATTGGATTGGAGTACTACATTGGTATTACCGCTAAAACTCAGCGCACAATCAACATGTCTATCCGTAGCCGTGTTAACAAGCACATCTACCGCGCCCGCACTGAAGACAAGAGCTGGAACCTGTACGAAGCAATTCGTGCCGCAGGTGAAGCCGCTGTTAACTATGCAATCGTGGACATTGTGCGTGGTAAAGATGTTGCACACAAGTTAGAGCGCGAGTTAATACAAAAGTACACACCTGCACTGAACACTGATGTGCGTGTGAAATCGGTTGCACGATAATTCACAAACTGTTATAATAGTCACATACAAAGCAAAAAGGAGTCAGCAATGGAACAGTTCAAAAGTTGGGAAGAAATGTCTGCACTTGAGCAAGCCCAATGCACTTATTGGGACATGTACAAGGACGCATACGGTCATCGTCCCCGTGGTGTTGACACTGCCAGCTGGACCCTTGCAGACTTCGAACAGGAGTTTGCAAGCCTTGGCAGTGTTATTCAGCGTGAAGAGGCTGACCGCAAGACTGCTGAAGCTGAAGCCATTGTCAAGTTTGAAGCCCGTGTGACCAGCCTCATGCACACTGGCGCTGACCGTGAGCGTGTGATTGCCTGGCTCATGGATGCTGAACACGCCAATGGCGACGCCGACTATTTTTGTTTCACGCAGGGCTTGCCCTACGGTTATTTTAGAAAGGCAGCATGATGGACTTTGCACTCAAAATTATCCCCGGCGTTGGCGAAGTAGGATTGGACACAGAGGCCAGTCCAGGCAACGGTCCTTTCTATGTTAAGATGTACGATGGCTCCTATGATGTGTGTGGCTTTGACACTGTTGAAGAAGCCTATGCAGAACTGTTAGATGTTGCAACTGATAAGGTGGTATGATGAAAGTGTTATTCAAAGTCCCACGTCGTCTGACATACAGTGAGTTATGGATGGCTCGTCATAACGATAACAAGCCCCTCAAACGAGGTGCAGTGAGCAAGACAGACTTTTTCTATGTGACCGAGGTCACCGACGAGCGAGTGATTGGGTTTGCAATTTGCGAATACACCAAGGAAAAGATGCCCGGTGATAGAAAACTCCTAGCCGGTGGCAAGTTTCATCTGTATTATGATCCCAGCGGTGCTGGCCCTGCTTATTATCTCAAGGATGCTGTAAAATGAGATTCACAGTTGAATGGCACGACAAAATGGAACGTTGGGACGTGGTTCGCTGGTCCCGAACAGTTGAAGGTGTGTATGCTGGCACCACTGTGGACCGGTGCTCGGTACTTGAGGATGCCGAAGAAATTTGTGCATATCACACAGACATGATGAACCCTGCCCTGTGGGCCGAAGTTGGTTGTGAATTTGATCGGGAGACGGCATAATGGCAGGCAAAGCAAAATCAGTTTATCTCACAATCACTGTGAAAGGCAAACTCAATGCAGTGTTTCGCAAGGTGTTTTTCAACGCCAGTGACTACAATGCGTTCGTCAAAACTGACGAGTTCAAGGCGCAGTGGCCCACGACGGAGTATGACATCATAAAGGAAACTTACTGATGGCCACCTACAATGTATACTATGACCCGCATGGGCACTTTGACGAGGAACACATTTGTGGTGTGTTGAAGTTGCATCCAGCTGAATGTATATTTGAATTGGACGCACCTAGAAAGATTGCAGAGCGACTGTCGGGTAAAACTGCCAGTTGGTGGATTGAGAAGGAAAACTTGCCGGCATTTAGAGAGTGTTTCACTGCCAGTGAAATCTACTGCCCACATGAGGGCATTGATAGACTGGCTGAGTGTGGTGTAAAAACATTAGATTGGGAGATAGCATAATGTGGTCGCTGGTACTTTTTGTTGTTGTTCCATTTGGGCCATTAGAGATGATGGGCGAAATTGGACAATATACCACACTCAACAAATGTGCGTATGCACAGAATACTACACAACCCGCAGTATCGTCAAGCAACCCTAATGGTCTTTTGCTCTGCATAAAAGACTATAAAAACACATATGGAGCAGAACAATGACTAAAATTGTAATCAACACATGCCACGGTGGCTTTGGTATCAGTGCCAAGGCCGAGAGTAAATACAGAGAACTGGCTGGCATAACAGATCCTGATTTTCACAGCCGCCTCATACCAAGAGACGATGAACACTTGATTGCTGTGGTTGAACTCATGGGCCACAAAGCCAACGGTGAGTATGCTGAATTGAAAATTGTGGACGTTCCTGACAATGTCAACTGGTACGTTGAGGAATATGACGGCCGTGAATGGGTGGCTGAACGTCACCAAACTTGGAGTTGAAAATGAAACTGTCAGCTGACGGAGTAGAAGGACATTTATTATACACAGGCGATGGCCGCTATGTATTTAGAGTCTACACAGATAACTTTGAGTTTACCGATTACGACTTGCTACACAGTGATTTGTGTGTTACAATAACAGATAAGGATGCTACCTTTTACTCCGACAAACACGGTAATCGGTTAGATCATAGTCCAGCAACACTAGGAATAGAACATGGCAACACAGCCCAATGATGATTTTGATTTCCCTGACCGGCCTATAGAGCCTGATCCTCCACCAAAGGTAATTGTGCAGGCCGAAGATCTGCATCTTGGTGCTGCCACTGTGCGACCGTTGGGTCGTAGTTGGGCAGGACAGCATGGTCCACAGCCTCCTGGTGCGGGATTGAGAGCCATGGATTTTTTAATCTTGGCCATGTTTGCAGGGTCGGTTATACTGTTCGTCAAAGCATGTACGTGGGCAGTGTTTTCGTAGTATACCAACTTTTAGAGCAAATTATTCAGAAGAAAGCTGGATAAAATTTTCGATGCCACCATCAACAGTTCCAATTTTTTTAAAATTTATCAAAGTTTCTAACAATTTAACTTGGTCCACTGCTGGATGATTAATTACTTGATTTTCAATGTACCAGGGTTTTGCTGTCTGATGAAAGTGGTCCATGGATTGAATAGCAACATTTTTTATCCCTAGAGATTTACACAATTCATAATACTCAAAAATTTCTTGCCAGTTTTCCTTTTGCAGTACAAAACTGCTGTCAACTCGAATTCCAATTTGCGTCATTTGTTTTATGCCATCTAATACAATAGAAAGATTCCCACCGCGAGTTTTTTTATAAGTTTCTGTCGTGGCTGCGTCTAAACTGACATTTACACTTTCCAACTGATTGTCTCTGTATAACTTGGTTATTAGATCAATGTTTTTAACAATTAAATTACCATTGGTTGCCAGCGTAAATTTAAAACACTTTGGTAAGTCAGGTGCACAAAAAAATTCCAACCAGGCAGCACTGGCAAAGCAATCGCCAGATCCATCGGCTCCTATAAAAACTGTGTGCTCATAATTTTGATATTCTTCTTTAATTTTTTCTAACAAAGACTTTGCTACAGGATCAACTGCAGGGGTATAATAACTTTGATTTCTGCAACTGGGACATTTAAGATTGCAGTTTCGATCAATTGCCATGGCCAAAGTTGTTGGTAACTTTGGAAGGCCGGAAACAAAGTCAAAATCTTGTACCGAATCAAGCGAGTACAACTCGCTGCACTGAGTCTGATCGCAAAAGCGATAAGACTGATCTAAGATACTGTGTTTAAATTCTTTTGCTGATTGATTATTACAAATTTCAACTAAAGAATTTTTTAACAAATTTCCCACCGGTCCTTTTTTGTTCCAATTTGGACACAAACAAAACCATACATTACCATTCTGACCTATATGAACAGTGTCCCACGGCGAACTACAAAATTTAAGCATATTGTTACTTAGTTTAGAGCAACCTGCTCTAGCTGAGATCACGGGCTAAGGCGTTATATATAGTACATGAAACGAGAACTCGTTAACCAAGTGCGCGAACTGTTGGAACGCAATCTCAGCACCGCAGAAATAGCGCACAGGATGGGTATTGACATAGACCTAGCCAAAATGGCTATAGACACAATCAACCAACTGCTGACCTAACCCGCTCTGGGTTGACTATAAATAAAAATCCTGTTATAATATACATGTAGGGCCGTTAGCTCATTAGGTTAGAGCAGAGGACTCATAATCCTTTGGTGCGGTGTTCGAATCACCGACGGCCCACCAATTCTGGCGTTAGTATAATGGATAATACAAAGAGCTTCTACCTCTTGAATGTGGGTTCGATTCCTGCACGCCGGACCAGTAAATACAACAGTGCGAGTATGGGGGAATTGGTAGACCCAGCGGATTTAAAATCCGCCGCTTGATGCGTACCGGTTCGACTCCGGTTACTCGTACCAAAGGAACTGACATGACTGATCCCAAAATTGAACCACAACATGAGAGTGAAGGCACCGAAGACGACTTCTTTGATGACTTTCGGGCCAATGTGGCTCGGCTAGAAGCCGAGCGTCGAGCCTCCGATGAGTTCAAAGTCAACAACATGGAATATGACATGAGCCAGGCGGACTGGTTTGTGAGTAAAGTGCGTGGTAGTGACAACTATGCACAAAACTTGTATGCTGCCTTGTGCAACAACCAGTTCCAAAAGCAAGATGTTTGGCTGGTGTTGAAGGATCAACACTGGAGTTGTTCATGGCGTTATGCCGGTGGTGTTGTGGCTGACTTTAGAAACTGCAACGAAGACTACATGAACTGGTACTGCTCAGGCATTGGTCCCAAGGAAGACACTGAGTTTGTGGGTGAAGGTACGGTCACCGACGAAATCGCCGCAGATTTGGCACTCCTAGGATGGCGTGTGATTGAGGAGCCCGACAGTGAATAACTCAGTATACAAACATCGTCCAACTACACCCAACTGGATGTATCATAAGGCCAATTTAGACACAGTAAAATTTTCAATTATACAAAAAGAACTGTTGAAATTGTTTTTGATTACCAAGAAAGAAAATCTTGTTCCCTACACCAGCACCTTTGTGGAAATACATGACAAAGAACTCATGCGCGAAACTTGCACCATAATGATGCAAGAATTTACAAGACTAAACCTATACAACAATTTCTTTGTGATATCTTTTATTTCTGTAGAAAGTAATCGTGAATTTCCACCGCATGTGGATGTGGGAGTAGATATTGCGTTGAACATACCGTTGATTAATTGTGAAGGCACATACACTGTGTGGTACGATGGCCAGTTAAAAGACCAAGGACTTCCAACCTATGCTATAGGTTCGCCCATTGCTGAAATATCCAGAGTTGCAAATCCCCGCACGGTGAATGAAATTGGACGTTGCGATGCTAGTATTCCGCATTGGATCAATGTTAACATGATTCATCGTCCTGAAACTACGCACGACCAATTTAGAGTGGCAGCCAGTGTGAGATTTGATCCTGAACCTGTGGATGAACACGGTGAATTGTGGCCACATTTGATACGATGAGATTGTGTTAATAACAGGCAGTCTGACAACAAGTAACAGTAAATAACTTATGCAAAAATATCTTCAATCAACTCCAGATTGGTTGTACCACTCTCCAGCGTTGGATTACAATGCGTTGCCAACAATACAAAAAGAATTAATCAAGCTATTAATTTATACCAAAGACATATTGATGGTTCCTTATTCCAGCACTTTTTTTGTGTATGGTACGTTACCCAGCGAAAAGGAAAAAATATTTGCGTTGTGTCCTGTTTTGATTCAAGAGTTACTGCGTTTGGAGTTGTTGAATAATTTTCACTTTGTAGGGTTTGTTTCAGTAGATGCCAGCAAAGAATTTCCACCACACATTGATACTTTGGATGTGGGTCTCAATATTCCTTTGTACAACTGCGATGATACCTATACTGTGTGGTACGATGCTAAAATATTAGATCAGACATTTCCAGATCATGTCATTGGCTCGATGGGGGTTAAGGCCGCTAGAATTGTAGAAAAAAAGAATGCTGTGGAGATTGGTCGAGTCGAAGCCAACCAGCCCTTGTGGATCAACACCAATGTGGCTCACAGGCCCGAAACACATCATGACAAACTAAGAATGGCTGCCAGCTTGAGATTCAAGCCTGAGCCCATTGACGAAAACGGAAACCTGTGGCCGCATTTGATTAAATAGTAGTTATTGCTGTATGAAGTAAAGAGAAAAGTGTTCTGGACGGGGGTGCGAATCCCCCCAGGTCCACCATTAAGTATATTTAGATGTTGGTT